GAAACATGGATGGGTTGGACGGCCCGCGCCATCTGGAAGTCGTGTCCGAAGCGGGCCAAGTATCGCTTTCCGCTTGCTCTTCCACGCGGGGAAGTGCTCTACAACCACGCCGCTCTTCTCGTGGAAACGTCCGATCCGGTCTACGTCGTGGAGGGTGCGTTCGACGAGCTTGCCCACCATCCGCACGGTGTCGCCACGCTCGGGGAGGTTTCCGAGGCGCAGATCATCGGCCTGCTTGCCTCCCGTCGGCCCGTCGTAGTCGTGCTCGACGGGGACGCTTGGCAGAAGGGGCTCGGCATCGCGCTGCGCTTGCGCGTCGAGGGGATATCGGCCGGGGCCGTGCGCCTGCCCCCTGCGAAGGATCCGGATGAGGTAGATGCGGGCGATCTGTGGGAAGCTGCTCGATGCTCGCTGACGATGGACGGCCCTGTGCCGTTGCTCTGACAACGGCATTTTCACAAGCAGCGGACCACCGGCCCGCGAAGAGAAGGAGAGTCGATGCTGACTGAACCCGATCTGAAGCCTCCACCGGATCCCGCGGAAAAGGAGAGGAAATCCATGCTGTTCCTGCGGCGGCTTGTGTGTGATGACGTGCTTGTGCCCACCGAGCTGCATGGCGAAATCCCCGTGGGGAACGTTCCTGTCCGTGTGGAGGTCACACCCTACTACGACGATGCGGGTGCCGTGCGGGGCTATACGCTCACACTCATCGCTATCGCGCCCGCAATGGTCGAGGATGTACTCAGGCTGCTGAGACAAACTCGTACCGCTTCGGTCGAGTCGATCCTGTCGTCCATCGATTCCGACGGGGACACGAAGGGCGCGTTGGCTACGAGCCCCTGCTTCGATATCCGGCAGGAGTTCGCGGAGGGATTCGACCCGGATCGGATCGTGGAGAAGGTCACAGCGGACTTGGAGAAAGCCAAGCCCGTCGCTCTCCGCACGCAGGATCCCGTGCGTAGCGTGATACCCGAGGTCGTGCCGCCCATACCACCCCCTCCGCCCCCCGAACCGCGCACGGTCGATGTCCGGGCGACGCCGGCCCCCGTCAAAGCGCTTGCTCCCGTTCCTCCGAAGGTCGAGCAGTCCAATCCCGCGAGATCCCCGGCCGGCGATGTGCGCCAGGAGTTCGACTTGGAGAAGCTGCGCGCCTGCAAGACGCTGAAGGCCATCGTAGAATTGCTCAAGGAATGGGGCTGGACGACGCAGGAGGCGATGCTCGCCAAGTGCGAGGAGCTGAAGGCATCCGGTACGGTGCCCTACCTCAACCGCGTGGCTGACGTTCCCGGGCGCGTCAAGCTGCTCTTCGCGTAGAATTCCAGCACCTTCCCCGACCCCCGAGGTGATCTGTGCGTCGTCTTCCCCTCTACAGGACCCTGCCGAACCTGCCCGCGGCCGAAGAGCATCCGCTCACCCGCGACCGCGGCTGCCGGCTCTGCCCCTTGCACGAAGGCGTCCGAACCGTTTGCATGGCGGCGGAGCTATCGGCCAGGGCCGACGAGCAGGCGTCCGGATGTGTCCTGGTCGTCGGAGATCATCCCGGCCCGGAGGAAGACAGTTCAGGGCGACCGCACTTCGGGGAGTCGGGAAGGTATCTGCGCAAGACGATTCAGGGGCACTGGAAGGGGCCGACGGTGTACACGAATGCCGTTCTCTGCGCAGGCAAAGGACGGAGTACCGAGGCTGCTGTCGAGGCATGCCGGCCGTATCTCGCGAACACGCTGCGCGAGTCCCGGCCCAGGCGCATCCTGGCGTGCGGCGCGCAGGCCATCGAAGGTCTGACCGGGCGCAGGTTCTCTCCCCTGTCGATTCGGAAGGGGCACTCGTTCCTCCTGCTGGACTCCACGCCGATTCCGATCTTCTATCTTCCCTCGCCAGAGGAAGCGCTGCACAACCGGTTCGTCCGCGCTGCCTTCGCGGAAGATTTGCGGGAGGCGATGACCGTCGAAACGGTGCCTCCACCAGCATGGACAGGAGAAGCACGCATCGTGGAGACGGCGGAGGATGCTCTGCTGGCCGAAAGAGACATCCGCGCGCACTACGGGATGACCTACGACGGGGAAAGCGCAGGACTTCAGTTCAATCGGAACTTCCGGGTGCTCTCGTTCGCTTGCACCCCGATGCGGGAGAGCTACGCCTGGGTCTGGCCCCGTGTTGCGCTCGACCGGGCGGATGTGCGCGAACCCCTGCGCCGGCTCATGTACGACAAGGACATCGCGAAGGGTGGCCAGTACATCCAGGTCGATCTTCGCATGGCCCTGCTGGAGTTCGGACAGGGTCTTCCGGAAGGGGATCTCTTCGACGCGTTGCTCGTCGGAAAGCTGCTGAATCCGGATGCAAAGGCCCCGCTCGACATCGCCGTAGAGCGCGTCGGGCTCGGTGGGCACAAGGAGGACATGGAGGAAGCGAAGCGCAGGGGGCTCATCCGGTTCCGCGACTGGTGGAAGCGGCACAGGGAGTGTGATGCTTCGGGTCAGCGCAAGCAGGGGCAACTCCTTCTCGTGAAAGCGAAGCCGCCATCCTCCGCCGAATTCCCGCTGGCCTCGGAGACGCTGTTGCTCGAACTCGGGAGATTGCTCGACCTGCTCGACTCGGACGAGCACGGTTACGACAAGGGAGATGTTGCCCCCTACCAGTACATGCTCGTGGACGATCCCGATCTGCTGTACGTCTACAACGCACGCGACGCCGTGGCGACGGATGCTCTCATACGACGCAACTTCGCGTTGCTGGAACGGGTGCCGGAACTGGTCGCGACCTGGTTCGAGAACGTCGCTCCCATGATCCGGGACGTGGCCCGGATGGAGGCATGGGGAATCCCGGCTTCGCTTGCTGCAATGGAGGCGAAGCAGACGTATTGGGAGGGCAGGGCGTCCGCGTTGCGCGAGAGATTCCGTCCCTACGGCTGGGATCCGGACAAGAGGAAGTCCGCGTTCAACCCGGACAGCGCGAAGCAGCTTGCTGAACTTCTCTACGACAAGTTGAAGTTGACTCCCCCGTACATGACGGATGCGGAGGACTCCGAGATGGGATCCACTGGGGAAGACGCGCTCCTGCGGATCAAGGATGCTCACCCTGTCGTCGCGGACATCCTCGCATACAAGAAGTATGCAACGCGCATCAAGCGCGACTGGCGCCGATTCGTGCGCGACGATGGCCGGATTCACGCCAACTTCCACATGGACGGCGCCCGTACCGGCCGATTCTCCGTGTCGGATCCATCGCTGCAGAACATGGAGAAACCAAGCAAGGGCGACCCCGAATCGCACATGGAGCGAAACTGCTTCGTCTCGGATGCACAAGGTGCGCTACAGAACGAGGAGTGGGTGTTCGTGGAATGCGACTTCGGGCAGATCCAACCGAGACTTGCCGCCGGTCTATCGGGAGATCCTGCCTTCATCCAGGCGGTTTCGGCAGGCGACTTCCACACGAATGCGGCACGCATCCTCGCCAAAGTACTGTGGGGCGACGCCAACGCCGAGATCACGCCCGATCGGCGGCAGCAGGTGAAGCCCATCGATCTCGCAGCCCTGTTCGATGACGATCCCTACGGACTCGCTTTGCGACAGGGCATCGAGAAGGATGTCGCGGAGAGCATCTTCGATGCCTTGTTCGGGGCTTTCCGCCGGTTCAAGGGCTGGTATCAGGAACAGATTCACGCTGCACAGGAACAGGGTGGCGTCTGGACATGGTGGAACGGGCGCAATTGCCGCTGGATTCCGCTGTGGAACATCGCTCTGCCTCCCTGTGTCGGACGCGACGGAAAGAGTCGGCCGGACCCCCGGTTCAAGACGGCTCGCAGGGCAAGCTGGAACGGCCCCATCCAAGGATCGGAAATCGACTTCACGCTCGCTGCGGTACACGATGTCCTCCGCTGGATCCGGGAGGATCGCATCCCGGCCGAGGTGAACCTGATCGTCCACGACTCGATTCTCCTCCGGGTGCGCAAGGAGTTGGCAGCGGAGGCGCTGGCGTACACGAAGGCCGCGATGACCTCGCTTCCGATGCCGAACGGCGTGCCGCTCGTGGCCGACGCCAAGCAGGGCAAGACCTACGGCGAGCTTCAGGATGTGAAGGAGTGATGATGCTTCTGAGAGAACTTCCGCCGCATCTGTCCCGTCCTGCGGGCAGTTTCGTCTTGGGTGCCGTGTCGCTGGAACTCGGCAGCGGTGTCTCCGCGGCGGTCTGCCGGGGTATCGGATGCGAAAGCGTGATCGCGTTCGTGCTCCTGAGCTTCTTCGTCGGAGCGCTGACGTGCCCCGTGGTGTTCGCTGCAGCTCGTGCGGCGACGGAGGAACCGGAGGAATGAGAGTAACGCGACGCAAGGCGCACGTCGCCACGGAGAACCGCGATAGCGTGTGCGGCGAACCCGGCGGCGTGTTCGCGATGGACTGGTGGCAGAGCAACTGTCGGGTCTGCCGGGAGAAGGAAGCACCGGAACCCCGCGAGGTCGAACGCGGCGGGCATGAGCTTCTGGAACACGCGATCATCTGTGAACAGTGCAATCGCTCGATGCGGCTGATCGTCCGAAGAGACGGCAAGGGCTGCTTCTACGGCTGCACGGGATACGCGAAAGGCCGGTGCAAGAACACCTGCTCGGCCGACGACGACGGGACGCCGCGCGGTGCTGTGGAGATTCACCCCGGAGGGCCCCTCGTAACGGAAAGCGATCCGAAGGGAGAGGATGAATATCCCGACAGCGGGCGGCTTTTCGAAAGAGGATAGTGGATGTCTCCGGTTCCGTACTACGAGGACAAGCAACACGTCGTCTACCTCGGGCGATGCGGGGAGATTCTGCCCGTACTCGATCTTTCGCGAAGCACGCTGGTCGTGGCGGATCCCCCTTACGGAGTAAACGAACGCACGCAGCGAGGCAAACTCGGGCGGAGCATCAAGGCAACCGCGCGGGACTTCGCCCCCATTGTCGGGGATGACAGTCGATTCGACCCGTCGCCTCTGCTCGAGATGTTCGACCGTCTTGTACTGTGGGGTGCGAACTACTATGCGGACAAGTTGCCCATCTCATCCTCTTGGCTCGTGTGGGACAAACGGGGTGACATCCCATCGAACGACAACGCGGACGTGGAACTCGCTTGGACGAATCTCGGGGGGCCGGCTCGGCGGTTCACGCACGTCTGGAACGGGATGATCCGCGATTCGGAGAGACAAGACGTTCACGTACATCCCACGCAGAAGCCTGTGGAGTTGATGGAATGGATCGTCGGTTGGCGTACATCTCCCGGCGATCTTGTGATCGATCCGTATGCGGGGAGCGGTCCTGTGGCTGAGGCGTGCGCCAAGCTTGGGAGACGGAGCATCAGCATCGAGTGTGTCGAGCAGTACGCGAAGGAAATCGTCAACAGACTTCGGCAGGGCATCCTGTTCCCCGGTGCTACGCAACCACCGGACAAAGAGAGACGATGAGCAAGACGATTCGACTGTGCAAGACGAAGCTCGCAGGCACGTTCGCGGAGAATCGCAGAGAGAATTTGGCGCATCTCGTGGACAACACATCTCTTGTCCTCGTGAGAGAGCCAGAGAATCCATACGATTGCAACGCCATCGCAGTGAAAGATGCCGCGGGCGGCATGCTCGGCTATATCCCGGCCGTGCAGGCTGAGATTTTGGCGGTTCTCGCGGATCGTGGATTCGTTCTGCGGGCTTATCTGCTTACCCCGCTTTCCGAGATGGTGGTCGTGGGGGTCGCTGCCCCGTTCGGCCAAGGAGACTTCGATGCCGCGTGAGAAGGTCGAGTTCGAGGATGTGGATTGTCTGAAAGCGACGGAGCGGGCGATTCTCTGCAACATCGACGGGGATGAGAAATGGGTGCCGCAGAGTGTCGTGGACGACGATTCCGAAGTCTGGAAAGAGGGGGATACCGGAAAGTTGGTTGTTCACGAGTGGTGGGCAGTGAAAGCAGGGCTTGTTTGAGCCGAGGGAGAAGTATATGAGCGAGTTCAGGGTTGAAACGGTACGTGTGGGCACAATCGAGAAGCACCCAAATGCGGATTCGCTGGGCATCGTGCGTGTGTTCGCTTACCCGGTGATCATCCGGCTAGGGGACTTCGCGCCGGGCGATCTCGCGTTGTACGTCCCGGTGGATGCCGTCGTGCCGGTCGAGGGACCGTTCGCGTTCCTCGACAATCCGGCGCATCCCGGCAAACCGGTGCGCGTCAAGGCGAAGCGACTCCGTGGCGTGTTCTCGATGGGCCTGCTTACAAAGGCCCCGGCGTGCGCGATCCGCGAGGGCGAGGACTTCGCGGAGCGGCTGGGCATCGCGAAGTATGAGGAGCCGGAATCGCTCGTGTCGGAGGAGGATGCTCCATCCCCCAGTGGACTTGTACTCCCGAAGTACGACATCGAGGGCTTCCGGCGTTGGCCGGATTTACTGCGCCCTGGGGAGAATGTGGAAATCACCGAAAAGCTGCACGGATGCCAATCCAGATTCGTCTTCCACGCAGGCGTGCTTCACGTCGGATCGCATACGAGATGGAAGCGCGATTCGGCGGAGAATCTCTGGTGGCGTGTCGCCCATCGGTACAATCTGGCTGTGAAACTGGCGCGATTTCCCGATCTGGTTTTCCACGGGGAGACCTTCGGACAAGTGCAGGACTTGAAGTACGGCGCGGGAAAGCATGATCTGTTCCTGCGCTTTTTCGACATACAGAACGCATACGGAGATTTCCTGTCTCGAAACGAGCGGATTGCCGTTTTGGGCGAGGCCCAAGTGGATCGCGTGCCCGATTTGTTCGTCGGCCCGTGGGATCACACTTTGCTCGGACTCGCAGAGGGTCGTTCAATGGTGCCCGGTGCGGCCAACATTCGCGAGGGAATCGTGATCAAACCGACCGTCGAGCGTCGCTGCGACGAGATCGGGCGTGTGATTCTGAAGCAGGTATCGGAGGCGTACCTGATACGAAAGGGAGGGACGGAGAGGCACTAGACTGCCGCCGTGCCCGGCGTTCTGAACGGCCAAACGACGTTTGTACGCATACTCGTTCAATAGCGGGGTCAATTGGCCCGAGGAGGCACAATGGCAAGGCAGGAAGAGGGCAAGGTTCTTTGCTCGGTCTGTGGGGCGCGTGCCAAGAATTTCCCGTTCGGCGGGGAGTCTTTCCGCCGGGCGAGCCACGGTACTGCAGCCCTATCCGTGAATCCGAGAACGGCGCTGACGCGGGCCCGCAAGCAGGCGCTGGCCCTGCGCAACAAGACAGGGGCACGGCGGGCGGTGCTTCCATGACATCCGACATCCGGACCTTCTACCCGCTGGATGAAGACCTCGGGAAATACCTCGCGGACAGTCTGCGTCTCGTGGCCGATCCGACCACCGTGAACGCGGAACTGGAGCGCGTACCGGGCGACCTCGCGTACTGGGGCCATTTGCACGCTTCAGCCGCTGCACAGGCCCAGCGCGCCAAGCTCATGTGTGATCAGGCGCGCGCCGCCTCTTGGGATCGGGTGCGCCGTGAGTCGGCCGCGACCAAGAAGACGGTGGACGACGTGAAAGCGGCCGTTGAGACGGATGCGTCCGTGATCGCGGCCGAAAACGCTGTCGTTGATGCCGATGAGAAAGCTGCCAAGCTGCGTGCAGCCTATGAAGGGGTCCGCGCCAAGAAGGAGGCCCTGCTCACGTCGGCCACGCTTATCCGGGCCGAAATGGGAGCCGACCCATCGGTACGCGAGGCGGCGCGGGACGCCCGTCGGATGAAGTCCGCGGATCTGCCCTAGGCACAACTCCGGCCGATTCCCGGTCGGTTGCACGTTCACATGGGTACACGGCACAGGGGCACAGCCCACATTGCCAGAGAGCCCACGCAAAGGAGCACGGGAATGTCGCCGAAGAAAGAAGAGAAGCTCGCGCCGAACCCGAACGCGGGGAGCAGCATCGTCCGGTATCAGACCTTGGAGGAGGAGGACATCGGCGCCGCCGTAGAGGACGCCGGAAGAGCCATCACCGGCCGCTGGGATCCCCCGCAGGGTGAGTCGGTACTGCGTGTCCTGCCCGCACGGCCGGGGGAAAAAGTGATCGTGGTGGCACACATGCACTTCGCCAAGATCGCCGGATTGGAGAAGAGCGTCATCTGCAATTGCCCGCGTCTCATGGAAGACAAGCCGTGTCCGCTGTGCGAGGAATTCATGCGCCTCAGCGGTTCGCGCAGCAAGGCGGATCGCGACCTCGCCTACAGCGTCTACCGGGTACAGCCTAGGGGCACCCTCAACATCCTGGTGCGCGGACAGGAGCGCAAGGGTGTTCAGCGCTGGTCCGTGACCAAGGCCCGGATGGACGAGCTTCTGGCGCTCCGGCGGGGCAAGGGCGGGGGTGACTACTCGAACCCCACCGAAAAGGGCTTCGACCTCATCCTCAACCGCACGGGTACGGGACTGGACACCGAGTACAAGCTCATGACCGACCGCACCTGCTCGCCGCTCGTCGTGAACGAGGACGGGGTGTACGACGAGGAGAAGGCGCTCTGGCTCATCCAGAATCAGCCCGACAACCGCGTCTACCTGGAGACCCCGACCTACGGGGAGATCGAGGCCATGATGCGCGGGGAGACCGTCGAGCGGCGCAGCGGAGGAAGCACGGGCGGCTCCGAGCGCCGGGCCTACACTCCGCAGGGCCGGACGGTCGGAGACGCGGTGGACGACCGCCGCGACGGCGGGCCCTCCGAGAAGGACATCCCGTTCTGATTCCTGCCCGTGCAATCACGGGCCAGTGAACGCCGACTGTTTCTCCTGCGGGAGAGAATTCCAGGCGTGACGGGCGGCGAGAGAGCCGCACCCTTTCTAGGATCGAGGGAACGATGCCTCCCCTGAAAATCGAATGGAGCCGCAAGGACGACGCCTTCGGCGGGCCGATGGAATCGTGCTCCGTGCTGGGCCTGACTCTGTGCGCGCACGCGACCGGCGACTGGTGCGTGATGCACCTGCCCGACGTGGAGATCCGGGGCAAGGCTCAGAACCGGGACGAGGCGAAGGTACAGACGCAGGGACAGGCCGCGATTCTGTTCCTGACGGTGAGCGAGTTGCTGAGAGACATGTCAAGAACGTAGGGCTCGCAGCCCGCCTCGGCTCTTTCCCGGTTCCCAGCGACCGGGGGTTCCGGCCGGAGCGGGATTCCCCCTCGGACAGCGGAGGCGCGGACCGCAGAGGGCGGCAGCGGGCCGGGCCTCGTTTTCACTGGAAAGCGGGAACAGGGCCATGTACGCATCGGACTCGTCAGATGACCCGGTGGATGAGGAAATCATCTGTGCCGAATGCGACGGCTCGGGTGAAGACCCCCGCACCGATCAGGCTTGTCTGACATGCAACGGTACGGGGCTTGTTCCCGCGTTCGAGAAAGAGGAACAGTGAAAATGTTAGCCGTCTTCGGGGACTGTCACATTGGAAATCTTCAGGTACACGGTGGCCCCGTGGAGGCTGGCCTCAACCTCCGCTGTCGGGAGAATCTTGCGTCGCTGAAGGCTGCGCTGGAAACGGCCGCAGCGGCCTCGGCTGAAACCGTTGTGATCGCCGGGGATCTTCTCGACACGATGCGTCCGACACCGCAGGCGATGGCGGAGGTTGCCCGTGTGCTGGCAGCTGGGGCAAACTCCATCCACCGCATCTTCTTGATCCCGGGAAATCACGACCGGAATAGCAGTCTTCCCGGGGATCATGCTCTCGGCGTGTTCGTCGGCTTGGCACGGGTGAAGGTACTGGACAAGCCGACGCAGGTGACCTGCGCGGATGATTCCGACATAGTGCTGATACCTTTTCGAAGCGAGCCTGTCGAACACTGGTTGGGGGCCTCGCTGGAGAACCTTCTGCCCGAGACGGGCAACCGGTGTCGCGTGCTCGTTATGCACCAGGGCATCAAGGACGACACGATGCCCGAGTGGATGCGGAATTCGACGGACGCGATCCACATCAACGTGCTTGGCAACCTGTGCGCCAAGTACGATATCGGGTTGGTGCTCGCAGCACACTGGCATGCTCATCGAACTTGGGAATGGGCTGCCGGCAGTTTCAAGGCGGACTTCGTGCAGATCGGAGCACTGAACCCGACGGGGTTCTCGGATCCCGGTTCGGATTACGGCCGCGTCGCACTTGTTTCTAGAGAGGGTCTTGTTTCTTTTGGAAGAGTACACGGTCCGCGATTTCTCACGCTCCGCGACCCCGCGGCATCTTTCGACGCGGCTTCCGCCGACCGATTGCACATCCGCTACGTCGTACCGCCTGAGCGGTTGAACGAGGCTGTCGAGCGGGCCAAGTCCGATCTGGCCAAGGGATTGGTGGTCGGCGCACACGCAGACGCGGACGATTCCTTGGTGGAGGCTGCTACGCGCACGGCCGCGAAGGAAGCGGCCTCAGCCGAGACTCTGGAGCATGCGCTGGCTGCCTATGTCATGGCCATGCCGTTGGACGAGGGTGTGGATCGTGAAGCTGTCCTGACCGAATGCAGACGGCTGTTGGGGGTCTGATGCAGCCGAGGTCGAAAAGTTCTTGACTTCGCTTCGCATAAGGTGCATTGCTTCGTGAAGCGGCGCCCGGCCGCTTCCATTCCGGGCAGGAGGAAAGGTCGATGGCGAGAAAGAGTGGACGACAGAACAAGCTCACGCTTGCGGACGCGGAATACATCCGCACTCACGCGAAGCGTCGCGGGGTCGAGCCGACCCGCGGGCACAACGACATGACGCAGAGGGAACTCTCGGAGAAGTTCGACGTGGCCCCCCGGACCATCGGGTACGTTCTGTCGAACCACATCCTCGTGCCCGAAGGCACGGAGCGCGCCTACCTGCGTCGTGACGTGGAGCGCCACGAAGCCGCGATGGCGCGCCGGGCGGAGCGGGACCAGGCGAAGACGGAGAACCCGCCTGCCCCGAAGAAGGAGAGGGCCCCGAAGAAGGAGAAGGCCCCGAAGAAGGGGAAGGCCCCGAAGAAGGAGAAGGCCCCGAAGCGCGCCACCAAGTCGCCCGCCGAGCGCAAGTCGAAGAAGGGCGGCAAGGGACGTGGTGGCAAGCGCAAGGGCGGCGGGATCCAGCGGAAGACCAAGGCGGACACGCAGGAGTCCTACGTCGAGCGCGACGGCGAGCAGACCCTCGCCGAGGCCGCTGGCTAGCTTCCTGAAGTTCCGAATGCCCGGAAGGTGCCGCGTGTCTGCTGTCCTTCCGGGCATTCGCCTGCTGGGCACATACTTCATTCTGTGAGCCGGCGCTTCTCCCGCCGGAGGGAGAGTCGATGAATCCCGAGACAACCCTCATCATCGCGCGGCAGGTTCCGCTGGATCGTCTGCAGCCCGCTTCGCTCAACCGCCGCCGGATCGATCACGATTCGGCTGGATTCAAGGAACTGTGTGCCAGCATCAAGGCACACGGCGTTCTTCAGCCCATCAAAGCCCGCTGCATGGCAGACGGGCACACCGAGATTGTCTACGGGCACAACCGATGGGCGGCATGTCGCGCTCTTGGGCACACCACCATTCCTTGCATTCTGGTCGAGGGGATGGGTGATGACGAGGCACAGGCGGAACGGCTCGTCGAGAACGTTCAGCGCGAGGATCTCCATCCGCTGGACGAAGCCGAGATGTACCGCGACCTCGCACAGTTCCTGGGTGTGAACGAGACCGCGGCGAAAGTGGGCAAGGACGCCGGGCACGTCTACCGGCGACTGGCGCTGTGTGGCCTCGTATCTGAGGGGCAGGCAGCTTATCGCGATGGTCTGTTGCTGCATTCGGTCGCGCCACTTGTCGCCCGCATTCCGCATCCCGACGTACAGCAGCAGGCGCTGAAGGACATTCTGGCCTTCTACGAGCAGCCGTGCCCTCTCGCCGAAGCTCGGCGCATCTGCAACAGCAGCTTGCTCCCGCTGGTGAAAGCCCCCTTCGACACCGCGACAGATGGCTTGGCCGGAGAACCGCCCTGCACGGACTGCCCGAAGCGTACCGGCAATGCACGCGACCTGTTCGGGGACGTGGAGGACGACTCCACCTGTACGAACCCGGAGTGTCACGGACGCAAATGCAAGGCCGACTTCGAGCGCAAGGCGGAGGTTGCGCGGGGGCGTGGGCGGGATGTGCTTCCCGACGAACAGGCGAAGAAGCTTCTGCCCTACGCGGGCACACATCTGCTGGAGAACAGCGGGTGGCTGAATCTCAATGCTGTCTGCTACCTCGATAAGAAGCAGCGAAGCTACCGGAACATCCTCGGAAGCAAGGCACTGGAAACGCTGCCCGTCGTGCTGGTGCAGGATCCCTTCTCTGGCGGTGCCGTCGAGATCATCCGGGTGAAGGACGTGGCGGATCGCCTGGAGGCTGCCCACGTCTGGAGTGCGGAGCAGGCTGGACGGAATACGGGAAACGGATCGGACGCGGATGCCGATGCGAAAGCCAAGGAGAAAGCCGAGAAGGCTACCCGCAAGCTGCGCCGGACGGTGTGCAGGGGCCTGCTGACCCGCGAGGATGAATGGTTCCCCTCGACGGAGGATTTGCTTCGCGGAGTCGCCCTCGCTCTTGCCCGGCGAGTGTACAACCCCGATCTGAACGGACGGCTCGGCTACGGGGACACAGCGGATCTCGCGGCAGGGATTCTCAAAATGGGCGGCCCTGGCCTGTTTCATGTCGTCTCGGTGCTGTGCGTGGCGCTCGACGGAGACCCCTTCTCCGGGTATGGTGACGCGACGAAGTACATCGTTGAGCACGCCGGCCTGCGCCTCTCGGATCTGGAGGCCGGACTGCACGGGGAGAAGGAAACGAAGAAGGCCGCCCCCCAGGAGGAGAAGCTGGCGATCGAGAAGGGCGTAGCGCCGACGAAGGGCAGCGTGAAGTCGAAGATGCCTAAGGTTGTGCCGAAGCGCGCAACCAAATCGCCGACGGAGCGCAAGCCCCCTCGCAAAAGGTCCGGCTAGCTGGGACGGGGGACCTGTCCCCCCGTGAAGGCCGTGTGGCCCCGTGCGGAAAGGAAAGAACGGGGCGCCTGAATCGAGCCGCCGGGCAGATGTGCTGGCATCGATGGGTGTGGCCGGGAACACACGGCCGAGCTGACCGGCATCGCAACACCCGCGCCCGGCGGCTCGATTCAGGCAGGAGAAGCAACTTGGTATACGGTCCGTACACGAATCCGAGATTCGGCTTGCTGTGCGTGTGGTCGTCGCGATCCGCATGGCCCTGCCTGCGATTCGTGCGTGCCGTGCCGGGGCTCTATTGGTACGAAGGCGGCGGATGCGGGCGGTTCTTTTCGTTTCGGAAACTGTACTCCCGTGAGGGAAGCCCGACCTTGATTCCCGGGGAATACGCAGCCGTGCATTACCGCTGCACATCGGACGAAGCCGGGAGACTGGCCGCACTTCTGAAGCTTCTACTGGTGTTCGTGGATGCATACAGTGGGCGCATCCTGGAGAGAATCCGATGGTGACCGCTGGCAAGGGTGTGCTGGCGCCCGGTACGATTCATGTGCTGCTTTCCGTGCGCTGTCACGACTGCAGCCTCTTTCTGACGCTCGCCGGGGATGCTCTGACGCAGGCCGCAGACTCCCTTGCACGAAGAGGCTGGCATCAGCGGGACGGAGCGTGGCGTTGCCCCGCCTGTGCCACTCGCGATAAGCGATCCTCGGAGGCGTGACATGCCCGCGATCAATGTGCGCAAGCTCTGCCTTTACAACTTCACTTGTCACGCTGCGACCGAGATCGAGATTCTCCCTGTCGGGGTGCATCTCGTGACAGGCCCAAACGGCGTAGGCAAGAGCAGTTGTGCAGAGGCGCTGGCTGTCGCAACCTGGGGCCAGCCGCTGCGCGGGAAGTCCCCCTGGCAGGAGGGTCGAGAGGGCTCGGTTGTCTACCAGACCGACAAACTGCGTATCGTGCGCAAGCGTACAAAGGGAGGCAAGGCGTCGCTCGTGTTCCATGAGCACGGAGCAGCTCCGGTCGAGTTCGACTCGATGAAGAAGGCGCAGGCGGCGCTGGAGTCGATCCTCGGCCCGTTCGACGTGTGGCGCAAGACGAGCGTGTTCTCCTCGTCGGATGCTGCCAGCATCACCCTCTCGACGGATGCGGAGCGAAAGCGGCTCCTTGAAACCCTCGTAGGTTCCGACAGATTCGACCCGGCCCTCCTGCGCTGTCGGATGGATCTGCGTGGCTCCGCGTCCGACCCCGGAAGCGTCGAGCGCAGCGCCTTTGGCCGAGTGGCATCCTTGGCGCGGACAGCCGAGGCGGACCGCCTCCGTCTGGACGCTGAGATGCAAAGGGTGCGCGACACGGAGGCGAGCATCGGCGGGATGCCCCGCATCCCCGAGATGCCGCCGGAGCCCCCGGTCCCGCCAACGCGCGAGAATGACCCTCCCAAGCCCGCCATACCCCCGCAGGGGCCTCCCCCGCCCCCGAGGCCCACCCCTCTGCCCGCGCCTCTCCCTGCCTCTTTGGAGGCCCTTCCCGCGTGTCCGGCGAAGCCCATCCGTCCGCCTGCCCCCGAGACGCCCCCTCGTCCAGTCTCTCCGGTGTCCGCCCCCGTGCCATGCCTCGTGTTGTCGGAGGAGGACAACGCTGCCATCAACAAGTCGATGGAGGCCCATCGTTCAGTCTGTGCCGAGATCGGCAAGCTGGAGATGCAGATCGGGCAGATCGCCACGGCCGGGGTCCGGGAGCAGGCGAACGTCGAGCGGCTGCGTCAGCAGCGCAGCCTTCTCGCCTCCGGCCGCTGCCCTACCTGCGAGCAGGCGACCGACAAGGTGCTCTCTGGTCTTGACAGTCGGATGGCAGAGGCTGAGACCATCTGCGACTTGACAAAACGCCAGGCCGACGAGGAGCGCACCGCGTTGCAGGAGCAGTTGCAGGAGGTGCGTGATCTCGCCGCCGAGTTCGCCAGGCGGACTGCTGCGGCGCGCGCCACCGCTGTCGTCAATGCGGAAGCCACTGTTCAGAGGATACGGGACGCGAACGCGCTTGCTGTGCGCGAGCATACGTTGGCTGTGCGTGCGTGGGATACATGTTGTCACGAGATCGCGGAGGCGCACAAAGGCATGGTCACCGCGTGGGAGGCCGAGTGCCTTCACATCATGCGCGGGCACGAGGAGAACCTGCGCGCCGTCGAGGCCCGGAACGCGGAGCGTCGCGAGGCGGCGAGGCGCGAGCGGGACGGCTGGCTGAAGTCCGCGGAGGATCGGTACGAGGCGTGGAAGCGCGAGCACGCTGCGTGGTTGGATGCCGAGAACACCCGCACGGACGGACACCACCGCGAGATGGCCGCTTGGCGAACGGCTTGCGAGCGGAACCGGACCACCTTTGACGAGGCGAACGCCCGGTACAACAGCGCCGTGCTCTCGTGGACGGGCGCCTGCCGGGACCGCGAGGCAAACCTGAAGCTGCGCGCGCAGCTCGACACCCGGCTCACACAGGCCCGGGCACAGGCCGCAGCGCTCGGGGAGAAGCTGGACGAGTCCATTTCCGCGCTGGACGAGACCAAAGCGCGGGCAGCCGTGCTGGAGGCGTGCGAGCGCGTCTTAGGTCTGAGGGGCGTCCGGGCCACGGTACTCGGCAAGGCGCTCGTCGGGATCAACGCGGCGTCGAACGCCTGGCTCTCCCGCATTCCGTTCGGGGATGGCCGTCGTCTGCGAATCATTCTCTCCGCGACGAC